CACTTCAAATGGGAGATCGGCCTCGTCCTCCGTGACTGGCGTTATGTTGCGCGCATCTGCAATATCGATGTCACTCAACTCACCGGCGTCTCGGCGGCGAACCTCATCAACCTCCTCGTTCGCGCCTTGTACCGCCTCCCAACGGCCCCGTCCAACGCCACGGCGATCCAGACTTCGGACACTCCCGAGGTCCGCGCCAATCAAGGCCGGGTCACCATCAATTGCAACCGCATCGTCCGCACCTACCTCGATCTACAGGCCATGAACAAAACCAATGTTCTCCTGCGGCTCGAGGAATTCCACGGCATGGTGGTCACCACCTTCCGTGGCGTGGTCATCCGGTCGGTTGACGCCATCCTCAACAACGAAACCGTCGTGGTTTAAGGAGTCCCGCAATGATCCTCGACTCACTACTCACCTTCACCGGGACAGGCAACGGCGCCACCGGCACAATTGCAAACGGTCAGTGGACGGATTTGCCGACCACCGGCACACAGGACGCTTCCACCATCATCGACCTCGGCATCGCTCTCGGTGTGCCCACGTCGGCGAATGGTGGCGGCGCCCGCGACATGGGCATCGGCGACTATCCCGCGATGAAACTCTCGGCGATCGTCACTACCGCCATCACCGGCGGCACCGACCTTACCGTAGAACTGCAGGGCGCCCCTGACAATGGCTCTGGCGCCCCGGGTTCTTGGACGGTAATGTGGAAAGCTCCGGCCGTCGTAGTCGAAGCAAACCTCGTTCAGGGCGCTCAGCTTTGCAATGTTGATCTGCCGCGAGTCCTGTTCGAACAGGTTCTGCCACGGTTCTTGAAACTCACCTTTATCTCCACCGGCACTCACTCCGCCGGTGCAGTGGAGGCGCAGATCGTTCTCGATCTCGACCAGCAGATTATCGGCCCGACCGGTGTCCAGTCTGGTTATCCCGCCGGTATCACCGTCGCAAACTAAGGAGTACAGCACCGTGAAGAAACTTCTACTCTCCACCGTGCTGGCACTGGGGTGGTTCGCCACCCCAGTCGTTCCGGCACATGCACAGACGCCCGCCAATTGTGGCGTCAATTTCAACCCAGTCGTCGGCGTTAACTGCGCCAACATTCGAAAACCCACTTATGTGGCGCAGATTCTTGGCCTAGTCCCGGTGACTGGGGCATCAGATATCTACTGCCTCAACGCTTCGGCATCGAAGAACATCAGAATTCGTCGGGTTAAACTTTCTGGAATCGCCACCGCGGCCACCAACGTTCCAGTCAGCCTCATCCGTCGAAACACTCTCGACACTGGCACGGCTGGCACGCCGTTCATAGCGGCAATGAATGGTGGTAATCCCACCACGACGGCGTCGGCGGTATCTTACACCGCCAACCCAACCATCACCGATTCTACTTCACACCAGACAGTGCGCGCTTCCTATCTTCTCTTAGGCACAGCGGCTGTTCCGCTTGTGCCTGTGGAGTGGGATTTCGGCACGGCGATCGACGCTTATGATCAGGGCGCCGATCTAGTCTCCGGCGCCACGACCACACAATACTGCATCAACTTCGGCGCAACTGCACTCGGTGGCGGTCAGACTGTGTCTGGCTTCATCGAATACACGGAGGAATGATTCCATGGCACGTTGGAAGCTTATGGCAGATCACTATCTGAACTGCCGCGACACAAAGTGGGAATACAAGGAAGTCGTCCAGGCCACCGGCCGCGAGCGCCGGAAGGAAGTCGATGTCCCTCGGTTCCTCTCCATCCAAGACCCCGGCGACTGGACGAATTCGTGGGGCAACCGCGACAATCAGCAGGGTGAGATCGTCGTGTGCCACGAAGGCAAAGGTGAGACCTCCGACATCACGTTCTGGGGCGATCCCACACCGGATATGGCGCCCGTCGATGACGAGGCTCGTGCCATCTCCGCCAGCTTCGCAGAGAAATGGCAGTACAAACCCGAAGGTGCCGACACTTCCTATTCCCAGTCCATGATCGACAAGTTCGAGATTGAAATGCGGAATATCAAGGAGAAGCCGGCGACGGTAGAGGTGGCAGGGCTCGACACCCTTGTCGCCGCCATGGCCGCCCTCACCGCTCAGAACGCCGAAATTATTAAAACCCTCTCACAGCGGAGACTCTAACCCATGCCCTCCGCCTTCGACGTAGCGCCGGTTGGCCCCACTTCCGGGGGAAAGGTTTACGCCTACAACAACCTTTCCACTACGCCGGAGGTGGTGGCACCGGCCAATCAGTTTCGCACGCGAATCACATTTCACAACCCCGGCGCCGTGGATATTCTCGTCGGGCCGCAGTATGTGTTGGTCAACGGGAGCAATCAGCCATTGACCCCATCACCATCCTCTCTCGGCGGATGCTTCCTCATCTACGCCAATGGTGGCGAGCGTACCTTTACTGGAGAATGCCAAGGACAGTGGCAAGCATTTTCTGCATCCGCTTCAAGCAACCCACTCACGGTGATTGATTCCAATGCTTAAGAAACTCCTCATCGCCGCGCTATTGCTCCTGCCGACTGGTGCTTTCGCGCAGAACGTCAACTGCCCCACTCGACCGACGGGTGACAACACCAATGCTTGCGCCAGCACTGCATTCGTTCATGGTGGGTTTCAGCCGACGCTAACGCTACCTCTATCTATTTCTAATGGTGGAACCGGAACTTCCAGCCCAGGCCTCACCGCCGGCTCCAACATCGTTATCACTGGTGCATGGCCGAATAATACTATCTCTTCTTCTGGCGGCGCAGGCTCCGGTGTCGTTGGCTCAGGTTTGCTAAACCAATTTGCAAAGTATCCCTCTAATGGCACCTCTGTCATTGGAACCGCATTCAATGATCCATTACTTGGGCCCAACGCGAACAACATTGTGGCTTACGGTGCCGATCCCACTGGCTCTGTAGATAGTACGGCTGCCATCAACAATGCTCTCGCAGCCAGCGCTCCCGCCAATATCTACATCCCCTGCGGAAGTTATAAAGTTAACTCAAATATCGCAGTGACGATGCCGACTTCGGCCACCACCTCCCCGCCTAATCCTACCGCCGTGACGATTCGGGGCGGAGGGCGTAACTGCACGTTTCTAAACTGGCCCAATACAGGCGGTGGGTTCACGTTCACCTATAGCAACATGGTTCCGAATCTGAACTTATCGGACATGACGCTAACCACGTCCCAGATAAACAGCGGAACTGCCATTAGCCTACAGGGACCGACGACACAGAATTACGCACAACCCGGTGGTTGGCAAGTCATTCAGAATGTTGAGATCAGAGGGCAGGATGGTCCAGGAGGCGGAGGGGCCGCCCCTGTGACATCAACGGCCGGAACAGAGTATTGGAGTAACGGCATCGTCGTGTTTGATGTCAGCAATGTTAATCTGGTTCAGGATACTCTCTACTCAGTCGGGCAGCATGGTAATGGAGTGACTGTCGGCGGCACTGGCGGCGCGTACCCGGCGAATATTGCGTCAATTCTAAACATGACAGATTGTAATTTCAACTATTGGTTGCGGGGATTGTATTACCAAAATGGTTTCCAAGGCGTAAGCATCAAAGGTACAAATTTCACCAGTAATCAAGTTGGGATCAACCAAGACAACGGCTTCTCTCCTAATTTTACAGCGGAACTCTCCATCACTGGGTCGCAGTTCGGCATGTTCACCACTGGGGCGTTTGGTATATTCCTCGGTTCTGGTGTAGTTGGGGCGTCGATAGGGAATAACGTCTTCGTCATGCAGAATGGCACATCCAAGGGAATACAGATTTCTGGGGTGTATAATTTCTCTATAACCGGTAATTACTTTGAGGCCGAAAGTAAAACTTCTCAAGAAGGAATTGACATCTTGGGGTGGACAAAGGGTGCAGGTGCTATAGAAGCAAATGTCTTCGAAAACTTCACCACCAGTCTAGGCGCTGTTATGGAATCGACGGCGCAGAATCTTATTGTAACCGGCAACATCTGTTATGATACTACAGCCCCGTGTATATCATCAGCTGCTGGAGCTTCCGTGCACTTAAACAACAACTTTTAGGTTATAAATGAAAACGTCTCCTGCCGGCCTTTATGCCATTCGTCAACGTGAAGGTTGTGTCCTTCACTCATACCGCGATTCCGTCGGTGTGTGGA